TAAACCAGTATTTTTCGGTTTTTCGCCTTTGTATTTTCCACCCATTTCCTTGTAGGTTTTCACGATCCACCCAGATTTATAAGCACTTGGTTTTTTGTATTTTGCATCTGCCATTGTTTTGACTTTTTCATAAAGTTTTGTATTTGTTGGAGTCGCCATTTTGCTATATAATAATATATTATTTTATCAGATAACATATTATTTAATACTTGGAACAAGAACCGTGTTTTTTAGCGGTTTTGACCTGTTTTCCCCTTTATACAAGAAAAAAGAAAAGAAATATCATACAAAGGTGAAAAAGGGTCAAAACCGCCAAAAAAGACGGTTTTGGATTTGAGAATTTATACGTATGAACCCAGATAATTTCCAGAATCAAGAGTATAACCATCGCCTCGTGCATTGGTATTAATAGTAGGTTGAGATGCTGGAGCAACAATAGGGTTATAACTACTGACCAACTGTAGAATAGTAGGTATTCCATTTTCAAATACTTCATCACGAACAGCACGTATAATATCACGTGTTCCAGAAATTTCAGAATCAGGAGTTCCAACTTGTACAGCATTAGAAAGTTCAGGTAATGCATACTGAATGGTTTTGTCCCAAGTATTAAAAACTTTTTCGCATAAATCTGCAAGGTCATCTACTTGTTCTTGACTCAAATAGTTAAATCTTGGTGCAATTTTCTTAATGATATTTTGGAAGTTATTTCCAAGTTTCAGAATTTGTCCCATTACACCCCTAAAATTGGATACACCACTAATGCTCTTGACAGTTGCCCTTCTATTTTCTGCAAGAGCAGTCTCCAAGTGTTGAGATGTTACAGTAGCAGGTCTGCCTACTTTTTTTTGTGCAGCAGGAACGGCAGTAGGGTCAGGTTGTCCTAATACTTCAGGAAGTGTGGGTTGTCTTTGTCTTGGAGCAGGTAATGGAGCAGTTGTGACGTGATTAGCGTCAAGAGAACCAACACCAATGGAAAATAAATAAGAATGAGACTCTTGAAGTAGAGCATACATAAGATACAATATTTTTTGTAATTGCATGTACAATTCTTCTGCTTCAGCATCATCAGATTCAAAGCGAATCATTGCCTCATTGGTATATTTGGTTCGTAATGCTTTGTTTAGTCTTGCTTTAATACGATTATCATATTCAAGTTCGTTTCTTTGATAGGAAGGCAACATAATTATATATTATAATGAGATATAATTATATTACTAAATATTTAATAAAGTCCTTCTTCTTTTACTATCTTTGAAGCGTGAGGTAATGTGACCCCACGTTCCGCCATAACTCTTTTGACAATTGCTGCCCTTTTTGCACGTCCTCCACTCATTGCCCCACCACGTTTTGCTTTAAGTTCTTTTGCTTGTTTCTTAACTACATCACCGAGCAATTCCATATCATCAATACCCCTTCTCAATAAATCACCACGATGATAGTAACCACCAGCACCTAACCCTTTCATTGCTGCGGCAGTTGCGGCAGTTGTTACAGGAGCAAGTTCAGGGTTACCTGTAGCAGTAGTCAATGCCCCAACAGCGATAGGAGCAGCAACCTTTGCTACGCTTTTTCCAATTCTACCTAAAGTTTTACCAATATGATGGTGTTTTTTCCCACCAACTGCTTCACCTTCGGAAAGTGATGAAATTAGTGCATCCATACCTTCTTTTACCATTGCTTTACCTTGTTCTTTGATAATAGGCATTGCAACATCATAAACTTCTGAAGCAATTTTTTTGGTTATAGGATGTTTAACAACAGATTTTAATGCTTTTGAGAAACTTCTTCTTTTTCCACCAGTAAATTCACCTAATCCTGCTGCTGCTGCTTCTTCCGCCATCATATTTTCAATCATACTTTCCATACCTTTCTCCAGTTGTTTTTGTGCTGCCTTTGTAACGATAGGTGCTGCTGCTTTACCTACGGATTTTGCTGCTTTACCAAGAGTTCTACCCACCTTTTTCATCTTGATTTTCCCACCTTCTTGTGATAAATATTTTGGTGTATAAGTAGCAGGATTAGAACCAAGAGGTGGTCTGCCCCTTCGTCTGCCTAATGCCATTGCACCGACTTCAGCACCTTCAAGTAATGCCTCATCAACGGCAGGGTTGGTTAAAGCACCAACAATAGCATCAGTTGCTGCTTGTGTAGCGACTGCTTTGCCTACATCGGTTGCAGTTTTTCCGACAGTTTTACCCACTGATTTTGCTGCTTTTTTGAATGAAAATTTTCCACCAACTGTTCTAACATTATCATGAACACCAAACATGGTATGTCCCCTCATACCACCTACAGGATTTTGCATACTTAATTCAGGGTGCAAATAATCAGTATATGGGTTAGAACCAGATTGTAGATAACGTCCTTCTGAAGATGCACTTTGAAAACCACTATTAACAGATTGAGAATGTGGATGATTGCTTAAACCAGAGAAATCGTAATTTGAACCTCGTTTTGGCATTGTGTATATATATTACATATACAAAATAAATTAATGGAAATGTAATAATTAATTATTTATAGAACTTTATTTAAAATACTAAACTTTCCTTTTATTTTATCAATTTTACTTTTAGCAGCACTGACTTTTTCTTTAACTTTTTTAACTTTGGTTTTTACATTTTTTCCTAAAGCACCACCTTGAGAATCAGCAACATTAGAATCACCACCTTTTGAATCTGCTGCTTGTGATAAATAAAGTGGTGTCCAAGTAGCAGGATTAGAACCAATCGGTTTGCGTGAATTAACCGACTCTTTAAGTTGTTTTTGCGTAAATTTTGGTTTTACAATATTATTAACAGTCTTATATTCTTTAGTTTCAGGATTAAATGCAACAGCACCACCAGATAGACCAGCACGTTTTGATCGTGGTCTTGGATTTTCTCCTCTTTTACCGACCATAAAAGTATTTTGTCCAGCACCACGTTCTTTTTCTTCTTGTACGTATTTTAATGCATGTGCTAATGGTATTGGAGCAGTAAGCAAAGCACCACCAGTAAGATGTTGTTCTGCTGGTGACATCATTCTCATATCAGGATCGTTATTAATAGCACTACGTGGTGCTTTCATTGCAATAGAAAGGGGTGTATCAGGAAATCCTTTTATTTGTGGAGACCTCAAAGCAGCAGCACCACGCATTCCTTCTACACCAGCAGCATATGCATCCCTTCTTGAATTACCTTGTCCTAATCCGATTTCTCCGAAGATTCTACACGTATTGTTCCAAGTGTATGGTTGGGGGATATCCTCAACATATTTGCTTGGAAATCCCCTTTGACAGTCATCTAATTCTGCTAAACGTAAAACAATTGAACTATTTTCACGTGATTCAAAATTGTTGTTATAATTGTGCAACATTATCTATATTATAAGTATATATAATATTGCGGCGTGTTTTTTCTAAAATATTTTTTACTGTAGAATCTCAAACCGTAAAAAAAGGCGGTTTGACCCTATTTTCCCCTTTACACGAAAAAAAGAAAAGAAAATGTCATATAAAGGTGAAAAAGGGTCAAAACCGCCAAAAAAGACGGTTCTGAAATTAGAACTGTAACGTGTATAGAACACGCATATTTAATAAATTACTAAATATGCGTTTTTAAAATAATGAATTGTTAAATGATTAAATTAGTAGAATTATGTGTATCTTCGGACACCACCAGAGTGAGAACCGATTCCACCAGAGGAAGAACCCATTCCACCCCTTGCACTTCTCATTTTACCGACTTTACCCATAATCATTTTTTTCAAGGCACCGAAGTTACCCATTTTGCCGCCCACCATTCTTGTGTATTCAGGAACTTCCAATGCAGGAACTTCATCTTCAGTAGCAGTAGATACCACCATTTCTTTGGTGAGAATTCCAGTGTATATAGCACTGCTTCCAGCAGCATTTACCATAATTCCAGTGTTCATACAAACAATGCATATTTCAGGAACCAGAGTTGAACTAAAAGGATTTGTGCATGTAATTTGGATATTAAATTGAAATTGTCCAATTGAACCACTTGAAAGCATTGCAGGTAAAGATAGTGCCATTGCTGGAGATAAAACCAACATACTACCAGTGGTCTTGACAGCAGAACCGACACCAGTATTAGCATCAACCACAGATTGCTGTCCATTCCACTCGTTCCAAGATTGAGAACTTCCTGCTTCCGTAGATAATTTCCACAATTGCTGGGCACTCGCACTTGAAAGCAAACCACTTTGGTTGTTCAAATTTACACTGATTCCAGTAATAGGGAAGAAAGAATCCGAATCTTGTGGAGTTTGCTGTGTCATTGCCTTTCTTACACAGATAATGAATTTATCAGGAAGTTGATTCAACTGTAAATTAGGACTGTTAAGAGTAGCAGTTGCACCAGCAGCAAGTGGAGATGCAGAGTTACTGCTCAAATAGCGAGGAAAATCGCTATAGGGAACGACTTGTCTGCTTGGGATAAGGTCAGTAGATTGGGTTGATAGGAAATTCATCAACAAACTTGTAGAACCGAAAGGATTGGAATCACCACCGAACGTACCAGTTGATACAGAGTATGTGTATGATCCAGCAGTTCTATAAACACGCTTGAATGTAGTGTCAATATTACATACCAAGTTAATAGTATTGATACCGCACATACCTCCAACATTGTATTCAGGATTACTAAAGATGTAAGGTGAGAGAAACAAAGGTTCGGTGGTTGTGAAATCAAATTGAGCAATAAAAAAGTTAGTAGCATCAGTTGAAATAGGTGAATTGGAAACGACAACACCAGCAGCAGTGTATTGGGTGAGTGTAATATCAGCAGGGAAAGCACCACGAGGATTCTGGTCTAAATCATAAGATTGATTACCGTATCCAGCAAGTGGGTTGTTATTGTTAAGAACACCATCAGAGTATGAAAAGTATGCTTGGTCAGGAAGTGTAGGAGCGTAACTATTATACTTGTACAATTCACGAGAGTCATTCATTCTCAACAACTGGGGAAGAATATCTTGAAGATTGAGAGAAACGTTGGTGTTGTTAATTTGGGATGAAATAGTATTCATTGACATACTCAAAGGGAATGGAGCAAGAGAATCAGTAAGTCCATAATTAAATGCACTTGCATTAACAGGAACATTCTCAATTTTGACAAAAAATTTCATGTTCTTTGCTTCTAAAAGAACTTCTCTATTGACAACGACAGATTCCGAAGGTAACTGAACATTAAAGACAAGAGAAGAAGCACTGGAAGAAACGCTTGAGAAACGTTGAAATGTGTTATTGGAAGCACCTTGATATACTCCATAAACCTGTTGGTCAGTAATTTGAGCAAGTTTTGCATCACGGATTAGGCATGTTTTAAAGTCTGTCATTCTGTATATACAATAAGAATATATTATTTTTTCAGAGAATAATACATTTTAATAAAAAAATTCCAAAGATGTCTAAATAATTAATCAACATCAGCATCTGGATATGCATCTCCATAAATTGCCTTCACTTTTGTGAAAAGTAATTTTATTGTACAAGATGCCCCAGATGCTAAAGTAAGTGGAACTAATTGACCGAGTTTTGTTCTCCAAAAACATGAAATCTGAATATTGCTAATTGGTTGGGTGGATTGGAGAGATATTCTTCGGTATTCAGCAGTGGGTGTATATTGTAACGTAGGTTTATATACTAAATCACCACTTTCTAAATCAGTTAAGATTAATCCGAAATTTGCATTATTTCCAGAAAGTGCTTGAATATTTTGACCTTCCGATAAAATCTGTGGTGAAGATAGTTGATTAGGAACAATAGGTAACTGACTTGATGTAAATACAATACCACCAACAGGAGTGATATTATTAATTGTGCTAAACTCTTGAAAGACTTGAATACATACTTGTTGAGGAGTTCCAATAGTTGGAACATTAATGAGAGAAGTTCCACCAAAATCCAAGAAAGTTATCCTAAAGTTTGCCCCATCCGTAATATTAGATGATGTTCCATAATTTTGAGAAGGGAATGTAGAAAGTAATTCATAAAGAGAGGTATTGAAATACATTTCACATGCTTCAGTATTCGGAGTGATTACACTTCCGACAACATTATTGGAATAGATAGATTGGTTTGCAGTCAAAACAAATGAGAGAGTAGTTGGATCAAACGATATAGTAGGAGGAATAATACCAGTTAATGGATTTGGTGCAACACCAGCAGCAGTAATCTGTGTTTCTAAATCAGTCTGTGCATTGTATAATGCTTTCTGAATAAGAACAGCGAACCAGTCAAAATTATAACCGTAATAGTAGTCATTAAATGTTGCTTGAAATCCAGTTCCTGTTGCATTAGGGGGTGGTGGAACAATTGCATTTAGATTTTGCGGTTCCCATATAATAGGTTGTTGAGAGACGAATGTAGTAGTGTTTGGGGCAGGAGGAGTGATTTTTAATGTGACACTATAGATGGTAAGATTGGTATTACCCTGATTGGGTTGTATAGTAGGAATAAATACTGGTAAAGTTTGACTCTCAAGAGAAAAGCGAACAACAGATAGACAGTAATTTCCAGCATTATCAACTATAGCATTAGTTCTATTTTCAGTATATTCTATAGGTACAGCAGGGGTTCGGTTTCCTAAAACATTGGTAATAATAACATCCAAGTAGATATTGTCAGGATTAACAGGGACATTACTTACTTTACTCTTTGAAATCAATCCGTTTTTGGTATGATCAGTAGCGTTTCTTCTTGACATTCTAATATATTATATCATTATATTTTAATTGCTATAATATATTTGTAATTGCTAAAATTATCATTTGGACAACCAAACAATATCACGAGGTAAATCTATTTTCCAACAATAATAGAAACAGTCAAAGTTGCAGCAGCGTTTCTGATTAATATCAACAACACCATCAACCATTTTCCAAAATTGGATTCTTTTACGTGGTATAATAATCTTAATTGGATTTTCTTCATCACAAAATAACCGTCTAAAGAACTGGGTATTTATTTTAGAACTGGGTAATATTAGTATAAACGGTCGGTCTAATTCCTTAAGTCTTTGTAATACTTTTTCAGTCATTGTAAAAGGAGGATTTGATACACATATAGATTCAGGAATATCATAAGTAAAAAAATCCTTGTCTTCGTGAAAAACATTAAGACCAAGTTCTCGTAAGTATTGTCCGCTTTTTCCATCGCCATAAAATGGTTCCCATATCATTTTATTTTTTGGGAGATAGTCAATAATGGATTCCCATGCATTTTTAGGTGTCATATAGTCATCGTGTTTTGAGAAACTTTTTGTTTGAAATCCTGCCATTATATATTATACAATTAGATTATAATCAAGTCTTTTGGTAAATTCATTTTATAACAATAATACCACATTCCACCATTAGGTGTATAATTTTCTTTTCCATTTCCGTAAAACTTCACTCTTGTTTTGGGTATAATAATTTGTATATCATCAAACATATCCAAGAACCATTTACACGATAACGCAATTGGCATCATAAGTAAAATAAAAGGTTTATCAAGTTTTTTCAATCTTGTGCAAACTTCTCTTTTTATACTGAATGGTGGGTTACTAACTATAATTTCACCTAAATCATTTTCAAAGAAATCAACTGGTTCGTGAATAACATCAAACCCTAATTCTCTTAAATATTGTCCGCTTTTTCCATCGCCATAAAATGGTTCCCATATCATTTTATTTTTTGGTATGTATTGTTGTATTTTTTCCCACACTTCTTTTTTTGTATAATAATTATCAGTTACGTTTTGTTGAGTAAAATCCATTATATAATTATTATTAGATTATATTTTCTATTCTTGTACAAGGTTTTTGATTATTTGTGTTAGATTATTACAGTTAAATAACTTTTATCAGATTTATGATATTTACCATATAAAATTTATAAATTATACCAATTAAATATCATTTATAAATCTAAAATACAATATATTGTAATAATCTTATTGTAATAATCCAGAATAAATCCGATTATCCAATACATACTGCTAAAAGTTCATTTTCATCTGTTCCACTTCCCCCAACAAGTTTAGCAGATGAACCACCAACACTTAAATCCACTTCCACTGCATATCGTAATGAAACAGTTGTTTTTGATGCACAC